GCGGATGGCCGAGCGCGACCCGTCCATAGTGTTCTTGACTTCGGCAACTACTACCGATAGTGTCCCCGCCCATGCAGGCTAGTCGCAGCCGCCCGCCGCCGGATGAGCGTAAGTCGTCGCATCCGCCGGGCAAGCATCCCCACAGCGACTAGCGACTCGAGCGACGGAAGTGGGTCCGGCTCGTAGCTTCGGGAGCCGGCCATGATGCGTCGCGAACCTCCGCAGGGCGTTGTCTATCGCGAAGTGCGCTCGGCCGAAGTCACGGGCCCGGGCCGGCTGCGCGTGGTCGCGTCGGATGAAACGCTCGATCGCTACGGCGACATCGTGCGCGTCAGCGGTTGGGACCTGCGCAACTACCGCAAGAATCCGATCGTGCTGTTCGGCCACTCCGCGCGCGACCCCATCGGCACCGCGCAGATGACGGTGGAGGACAAGCAACTGGTCGCCGACATTTCACTCGGGGCGCCCGGCACCACGCCGATGATCGACGCGGTGCGCGCGCTGGTCGACCAGAAGATTCTGAAAGCGGTGTCGGTCGGGTTTCGCCCGACCAAGGCGCCCAACGAAATCAAGGACCCGAAGACCAACGAGTGGACCGGCGGCTACGAGTTCGTCGGGCAGGAACTACTCGAAAATTCCATCGTGAGCATCCCGGCGAATCCGTCCGCGCTGATGCTCACCAATGCTTTCTCGCCAGCGATTCGCCGTGCGTTGTTTCGGTCCGCGTCGGGACCACTCGATGTAGCACGGGCACAGATCGCGGTGCTGCGGTTGGGCGTCGCCGACCGTCAATATCGATAACCCATCAGGAGCACCCATCATGCCTTCACTGGCTGAGCAGCAAGTAACCATGAAGTCGCGGCGCGATGCTGCGCTGCAATCCATGCAAGCACTGGTCGACCTCGCGGCGAACGAGGAGCGCACGTTCACCGATGAGGAAACCAAGGACTTCGACAAGTTCAAGACCGAGACGGAAACGGTCAACGCGCACATCGAGCGGCTGGATGCGCAGGAAAAGCTGATCGCGCAGTCGGCGCGGCCGGCGCAGTCGCTGATCGTGTCAGCCGCCAGCAGCAACGGCGATACCGGCGCGGGCGCGGTGCAGCCGTACGTGCAGTTCAACGAGAAAAAGCTGAAGCCCGGCACGGTGTTCGCGCGCTATGTCATGGCGCTGATCGCGTCGCGCGGCAACATGATGCAGGCCGAGCAGATCGCGCGCAATTACTGGCGCGACTCGACGCCGCAACTCGGCGAGTTGTTCCGCGCGATCGGCCAGTTCGGCAGCGCGCACGACTTCATGACGCAGCAACGCGCGGCGGCACCGATTGGCACTACCACCAATCAGCCGTGGGGCGGCGTGCTGGTGTTCGCGCAGAACATGGCGAGCGAGTTCATCGAACTGCTGCGGCCGGCCACGATCATCGGCCAGTTGCCCGGCCTGCGCCGGGTGCCGTTCAACGTGCGACTGACGCGCCAACTCACCGGCATCACGTCGGCCGGGTGGGTCGGCGAAGGACTCTCCAAGCCGGTCGGCTCGATGACGCTCGACGCGGTGCTGCTGCCGTGGGCCAAGGTCGCGGTGATCGTCGCGCTGACCGAGGAACTGGCGCGGTTCTCCGACCCGAGCGCGGAAACGCTGGTCACTGAGGAAATGAAGCGCGCGATTGCGCAATTCCTCGATCTGCAATTCATCGATCCGGCGATCACGCCAACGGCTGGCGTGCGGCCGGGCTCGATCACCAATGGCATCACGCCGATCACCTCGACCGGACCGACGCTGGCCAACATCACGGCGGACCTCGCCACGATGCTGTCGGCGATGGCGTCGGCGAACGTGCCGATGACCGCACCGGCGTGGATCATGCACACCCGCACCGCGATCTATCTGTCGCTGCTGCGCAGCACGACCGACACGCTGCTGTTCCCCACGATGTCCGGGGCGCAGCCGACGCTACTCGGTTACCCGGTGGTGACGTCGACGGCATCGCCGCTCGGCGGTGGACCGGGCTTCCTCGGCCAGATCATTCTGGTCGATCAAGCGCAGATATTCCTCGCCGACGACGGACAGGTCACGCTGGACGTTTCGCGCGAAGCGTCGATTCAGATGGACACGGCACCGGCTACCCCGCCGACGCCGCTGACGTCGCTGTGGCAGCAAAACCTCATCGGCATCAAGGCCGAGCGGTATATCTACTGGATGCGGCGCTACGACCCGGCGGTGCAACTGCTGACCGGCGTGCCGTACTGAGTAGTGCCAGAGGAGCAACGGCGCTACAAGGCGCTCGCCCACATCATTGTGGGCGGGCGCTTGTTGTATCCGAAAGACCGCGAATTCAAAACCGGCGTGCAGTACGGCAGCGCGCTGGTGAAGGAAGGCAAAGCGGTCGAGATTCCCGGCCGCTACAAGCGGCGCGATATGCGCGCGGAAGGCGACGATGGCTAAGCCGCACTGGACTGGACCGCCCGGCACGATCGGCGCGGTGGCAGTGCCGCAGTCGCCGCGCCTGACCAATTCGAATCTCGGCGGCGGCGTGGTGCGCGAGCCGTTTCCGGGCGCGTGGCAGCAGAACGTTACGTCGCCGGCACCGCCGCCGCTGCTGTCGTTCTCGGCGGTGTACGGTTGCGTCAACGTCATCTCGTCGGATATCGCCAAGCTGCCGATCAAGCTGTGGCGCAAGCTGCCGACGGGCGGGCGCAAGCTGGCCGACGATCATCCGATTCATCGGCTGTTGCAGAACCCGAACGGGTATCAGACTCACGTCGATTTCTTCTCCTACTTTTTCGTCAGCGTGTTGCTCGCCGGCAACGCGTATATCTACGTCACGCGCGATGAGCGCGGAGTCGCCAAGCGACTCGACGTGCTCAACCCGTATTTCGTGCGGCCACTGGTCGCCGACACCGGCGATATCTACTACCAGATCGGCGCGTCCAATTCGCTGCCACTGGTAACCGAGATTCCGGCCGATGGCGCGATCGTGCCGGCGCGCGACGTGATCCACCACCGGATCATGTGCGTCGATCATCCACTGGTCGGGGTCACGCCGCTGTATGCGGCGGCGATGTCGGCGTCGGTCGGGCTGCGCGCCAATACGTCGTCGGCGGAATTTTTCGCCAACATGGCGCGGCCGTCCGGCATTCTCACTGCGCCCGGCAAGGTGTCGAAGGACCTCGCCGATCGGCTGCGCACGGAGTGGGACCAGAACTACGGCGCCGGCCGCTGGGGCAAGACCGCGATGCTCGGCGACGGGCTGAAGTGGGAGCGGATCACCCTGTCGGCGGTCGACTCGCAACTGATCGAGTTGCTGCGCTGGGGCGTGGCCGACGTGGCGCGGGTGTATCGCGTGCCGGGATTCTTGCTCGGCGATCTGGACAAGGTGACGTTTCGCAACAGCGAGACGCTGATGCGGGCGTACTACTCGGGGTGCCTGCAATACCACCTCGAAGGCGTCGAAGCCCGGCTCGATACGGCGTTCGCGCTGGCGAGCGACATCGAACTGGAATTCGACGTCGATGCGATCTTCCGTACCGACCTCGATGTGCGCTTCGCGGCGTACAAGGAAGGCATCAATACCGGCTTCCTGACCATCAACGAGGCGCGCGCGCAGGAAGGCTTGCCGAATGTCACGGGCGGCAGCGAGCCGTTGATACAGGTCCAGTATCAACCGCTGTCGAAGCTCGGCAAGGAGCCGCCTACACCGGCGGCACCGACGCCGGATACGCCGGCCACCGAAGAACCGTCGCCACCCGAACCCACCGGCAGCGACAAGCCGGCGAAGGACGATGACGGCATCGCCGGGTATGTGCGCTATTCCGACGTGCTGCACGAGGAAATTCCGGAGGTCGCCGATGTCGCCTGATGAAGCCACTGCATTTGCGCGCGAGACGGCGGCGGCGATTCGGCGCGCGTTGGTGCCGGTGCAGGAGCGGCTGGCCCGGCTCGGCGAGATGCTGGGCGACGCGCTGACGGAGCAGGACACGCTGGCCAGCAAGGTTGCACTCGAGCAGGCGAGAGGCAATTTTGCCGCTGACCTCGCGCTGCTGGTCACCAAGACCGAGGAGTTGGTCGAAGCCGAACTCGACCGGCGCGATAAGCACAACGCCGGCGTGGAGAACCACCGGCTGGCCGAGTTGCGCGAGTGGGTTGCGGCACAGATCGCCGAGATGGGCGATGCGCGTGTCACTCGCGTCGCGTTCGCTGAGCACGCCGAGCAGGTCCGCGCAGCAGTCGAGCAGGAAGCCGCCCAGCGCGTCGCAGCAGTCGAGCAGGCTGGGGCAGTAGCCGGGCGCGCTGCCGTGGCGGTTGACGGGCTCGCGGCGGGGCTGGATGCGCGCATTGCGGCGGGGCTGGCGCCGGCCGAGGCGCGGCTACTCGAGGCGGTGCGCGGCGAGGTCGCGAGCTTGCGCACGGATATCGCCGCCGACTTGACCCGGCTGCGGGGGCAGGCGCACGCCGAGAGCGAAGCGCGCGCAGCGGTCGAGCGCGGGCTGGCCGAGTTGGCGGCTGCGGTCACGGCGGCGGATGCGGCACTCAAGGATGCGCGGGCCGGCTTGACCAAGTTCGCCGATGACTTGCTTGCGCGCGTCGCCGATTCGGTGCAGGCAGTGGCGAAGGATGCCGCGACCGACTTCGCGCAGTTGCGCGACTCGCAGGCGGGGCTCGATGCCGAGTTGCGCGCGTTGCTGGCGGCCGAGTTGCGCGCGCGCGATGGCGCGCTGGATGCGCGCATCGACGCGCGGCTGGTGGCACTCGAGGAGCGCGCGATCGAGATGGTGCGGGCGACGGCGAAGGAAGCGGCGCTCAGCATGGGCGCCGCTTTCGAGCAGTTGCGCGCGGACCCGAATTTGCGCGGGCCGGTCGGCGAGGGGTTCCGCTATCGCGAGGTGTTCGACGCCAAGGCCGACTACCAGCCCGGCGATTGGGTCACGCATGACGGCACGCTATGGGCGGCGATTGCGCCGTCGCAGGGGGTGGTGCCGGGTACCGATGGCGCATCGGCGTCGTGGCGCATGGCGTTGAAGCGCGCGCGCGATGGTGTCAACGGCGTCGGCATGAACTGGCGCGGTGCGTACACCGAAGGCGACACCTATCGGCTGAACGATGTCGTGCGCCACATGGGGCGCGTGCTGCTGTGCCGGCGCACCACGACCGCGCCGCCACCGATCCCCGGCGGTGCACCCGCGACCGAGTGGGCGGTGATGTTGGAGGCCGGGCAATGATGACGCTGGTCGGCTTCACGCAGGAACGCGACGCGCTGGTCGAGGAAATCTTGCCGCTGTTCAAGCAGCATGCGCGGCTGCGGCCCGACGATACCAGCGAGGACGCGCTGTGCTCGCTGTATATCGCGGCAGCAATCGGCGCCGCCGAGAATTACTTGCTGCGCGATGTGTTCCCGACCGAGCGCCAGTGGAGCGGCAACTTCAGCGAATCGTTCGTGGCACGCCATGGCCGCGCGTCGGCAGTCGTGATGACCAACGGCGCCGGGCCGGTCACCGATTATCAGACGGTTGGTTCACCGGACCCCAAGACGTGGGGCTTCGAATTGGTGCCGGGCGCGTCGGTCAGCGGTGCGACGCTGACTGCATCGACCGGCTGGGACACGTTCGCCGAGATGCCGCCGGACTTGCAGCAATTCATCCTCGTCGCGGCGAGCGCGTTCTACGAGGTGCGCGAGTTGTCGAATTCCGGCGGATCGATTGCGTCGCAGCCGGCCGCGTTCCTGCCGCTGTATTTGCTCGATTCGTGGGGCAACCTGACCTACGCGTGATGCGATGGATGCCGGCCGACTACGCCATTACGTGGAGATTGAGGACTACGTGCTCGTTCAGGATGAGGCGGGCGATGACATCAAGGTGTATTCGCACTATGGCTTTACGTGGGCGTCGATTCGCACGCTGCGCGGGCGCGAGTTGTTTCTTGCGCAGCAGCAGTTCGCGGCGTCCGACAATGAAATCGTCATCCGTTATCTGGCCGGGGTCAACGAGCAGATGCGCGTGGTCCACGATGGGCTGTACTACAACATCCTGAATTGCGACGACGTGGAGTTGCGCCACAAGACCATGATCCTGCTGTGCGAAACCGGCATCTCGGAAACCAAATAATGCTGACGATGAAACTGGAAGGCTTGCAGGAACTCGAGCGCACGCTGCGCGAGTTCGGCCCGAAGGTCGCGAAGAATGGACTGCGGGCGACCAACTTCGCGGCGGCGAAGGTCTATCTCGATGCGGTGCATGACACCGCGCCGGTGCGCTCGGGCTTCCTGAAGTCGCAGATCATCACGGTCAAGCGGCGCTCGCCGGCGGAAACCGAGGTGCGGCATTCGGTCACGGTGCGCAATAAGCCGAAGCTCACACTGGTCGCGCGGCGCGGCGATACCGCCAAGAATCGCAAGAAAGGCGCGGTCGGCAAGTATCACGCGATCGCCGGCCCGAAAACCTATGGCCGCTTCATCGAGTACGGCACGTCGCGCATGACGGCCGCGCCGTTCATGCGCCCGGCGTTCGAAAAGAATGCCGGCGCGGCGGTCGATGCGGCCCGCTTGCGCATGGAGAAAGCCGTGAGATTGGCGGCGAAGAAAGCAACGTGAATATCGCCGAGCATGTGTTCGCGGCGCTGGACGGATTGCGCGCGCATCAGGAGAAGCTGCCGTCCAAAGGGGTGACGAATGAACCGCCCGGCTATGTCCTGCCGATGCTCGTTATTTCCACCATTACGGGTAACGACGATCTGGACTTGCGCGGCGAGGCGACGCTGCGTTGGCGCGTCATGCAGATCGATGCGTGGGGCAAGACGCGGCGCGGTACCGACGATTACATGGAACTCGCGCGGGCGCAGATGCTGGCATACAAGCAATTCAGCGTGGGCGCGATCGATGTCAGCGGGGCGCCCGGGTATGACGACGACGCCAACCTGTTTCGCGCGTCGCTTGAGTTCCGGGTGTGGTTTACGCAATGACCTACGGCGACCTCGCGTTTGCACAGGCGTGCGTGCGCGGGTTTCATACCGCACTGGCGGCGTTCAAGCAGTGGTCAGTGACGCAGCAGCAGACGGCCGAGGATGAGCGCTTGCTGCGCGCGCTTGATTTTGTAGCGGATGCAGCAAAGGATTGGGTTCGCAGCAAGGCGTCGGAAATCGCGGCGCCCACACCGAAAGGAAACGAGCATGCGCAGCAATAGCTTCCCGGCTCAGCCGGCACGCCGTTGTTGCCCCGTTGGATTCACTCGGGCACGCACTGATGCCTCCCCGATAGCGGTCAACCGGAGAGGCGATCATGGCTGGACGTGGGGCACAAGGCACTCGGATTTTGCATCAGACGCTGACGGCGTTTATCGACGTCGAAGCGGTCACCAATATCAGCGGCCCGAATGGGACGGCGGCAACTATCGATACGACCGATCTGCGGTCGACCGGCAAGGAGAACATACCCGGGCTCGCGGATTACGGTCAGCTAACGCTCGACCTGAATTACACCGACGGCGCCGAGCAGGTCAAGCTGTTCGATATGTTCTCGACGCATGCGGACCCCGAGCCGTTCCGGCTGGCGTTGCCGACCGACTCGACCATGGAGACGTATGTGCAGTACGACTTCCTCGCGTCGGTCAGCGGCTGCGTGTTCGGCGCGAGGAAGTCGTACTGCACATA